AGCGTTTGTATTTCCCATGAACACAATTGGGTCTGACACGGTAAGGTTGTTTGATTCAAACGCACCACCACCTACAGTGATGGTTCCTTGAATATTAGTATTACCGCTAATGTAAACATTACCACCAACACCAAGACCGCCAGCAACAACAAGTGCTCCAGTTGTAGCACTTACTGAGTTAGTAGCGATATTAACTGTTACAGATGTGTTTGGAGTAATAACCATTTGAGTTTTATCACTTGACAAACCGCCTGCCGCAAAAATAATTTTGTTTTGCTGACCATTACCACCAGTAGCAAGAACAAGGTTTCCGTTTCCTGCAGTGTTTGCTGGGGCTTCTAAGAAGACATAGCCATCATGATCACCGGTAATAGTAAAGCCTGGGTCATTAAAGTTTGACGATGTAATACCCATGTCAATCCAGCCAGCATCATCAGTTCCTGCATCGGCATAAGCAATAATATCTGTTGAGCTGTTTGCATTTGTACCTAAGTTTCTAAAAGCGATCTGTGAGTAATCTGTAGTATTTGACTGAACCGTAAGGGTTGGGTTAGTCAGTGTTGCAGCAAAATTGACTGAGTTCGCACCAACAGTTGAGGCGGCATTTGCATTTATAGCGCCAGTTTGAATCAAAGTTGTAGCATTTATATTGTTTGCAGAAATATTAGCATTGACAGTAACTGCATTAGCAGTGAGTGTGCCGCTTAATGTTGCAGAAACAATTGACAATGAGTTGGTCCAAGATACTGATGTCCCATCAGTCTTTAATACAGAATTTGCACTCCCAGATTGGCTTGGAATTTCACCAGTACCACCTTGAGAGAACAAGGTCCATTTAGACGCAGCTAAGTCAGTAGCGATAGAACCACTGGTGCTCGTATACTCACTTGTTGCGATGTAAGCGTTCCCATCAGAAAACACAATGTCATTAGTAAAATACAAAGTGCTTGTTGCCCAAGCACCACGCCAGTTGGTACCGGGAACATATATTTCCCACTTTGCAGCAGCAAGGTCAGTAGTAAAAGTCCCCGATGTATGTGCCACTAGGCAGCTATAGGACACTCCGCCTCTAGTTACAATATCGTCAATTTTATATGCAGTAGCATTTGCCCACGCACCTTTGTAATCCTGACCATCGGCTAGTAGTGCCCAGTATGTCGCATTTGTTGGGAGATTAGCTGATGCCGATGTTTGATTAATATAGACATACGATTTCGCTCCATACGAAACAACATCGTTTAATTCATAAGTTGTTCCAGAGCTGTATGCCCCTCTATGGAAAAATCTAAGTCTTCCTAAATCTATTGCTTGTGCCATTTACGCAACCTCCAAAATCAAATGCGATTTATTATCAGTATACCATGAATAATTTAATTCAGATTGGCTTGTTAACCAATTAATGTATACAGAAGTATTATTAAAATCTATAGTTTCCCCTTCATCCATATTTTGCAGGCAATCAGATAAGTTTTCTCTGCCTGTAAACCTGAATCCGCCATCGTCATTCGCAACCAGTAAGCCATCTCCTGAGCGATAATCTGGGATCACGACAGGATCGCTATCCGAGTGGGCCTGTGCAGTGAGACGACCGGATGCGGGATCAAATTGCCATCCATGGAAATATGCTCCATCAAGAATTTCATGCTTCTTTGGATCCCACATAAATGCAGCTCCAGAAGCATTACCACTCCCACTGCCGCCGCTATTAACAAGATTAGGCATATTCTACCCCGCTAATATTAAAAGTCAAAGCACTATTGCTTGACGCAACATAAACATTACTATTTGCCGGAATGACAATAGATGTATTGTAATAAAGAACATCATTTTTGATTACAACTGCATTGCTAATAATTTTATTATTTGCAGCCGCTGCTGCTCCTGCAATCAGAATGTGAACATCCGCAGTAGCATTATCGGTATTACTTGTATTGCAAATATTAATTGATTTAATAATCGAGTAATTTCCGGCAGTGTTTGCAACCGTGTAAACATTAGACCCAGTTGTATTACCAAGATAAAATGATTTAGGAACTAAGTTAGCCATTTACGCCCCCATCCACATTAAAACTTCATTATCGTATGTTGTGGTGTTCATATCTTGAATAGTCACAGCGTCTAAAATATGATCAACAAAAGCTCCAGATGTATGTGATTTCGCAACCGTTCCATCATAACCACGCTCCTGAACTGTAAATGAGGATCCGGCCCTTGAAGAGATCAACATTTTTTCTTCATCAGATGTGCCTCGATCAACAACAACAGCAAACGGATTTGAGCCAGAAGGAAACCCTTCAGCATCTGTTACAGAGAAAGACGAGGCGCTATTGGAGATGTTAGCACTCAAGTTGGTTCTCAACGCTGCTCCTGTAAATTCTCTTCTCAACATACCAATCCCCTAGTCAATGCTGATATCAAGATCGCCTGTTGCAATTCTTAGAGTATCCCCAGCATCTGTTGTTTTATTAGTTGTAAGCGTTCCGTACAACAACATATTTCCACTCGTTGAAGCATCAAAAATGCCAATCGCTACTGTTGTAGCCGCTGGCATTCCAGTAAAGTCAATATTAGAATCATTTGATGTTGCGCCGCTTGATGCTCCGCTAAATGTTGCAATTTGGCGGGCATATGAGCCTCCAGTTACTTCTGTTCCACCACCAGCATCCGCTGGAGCTACTGTGAATAGGGCAATGTAAACATCAGCCGGCATCGTATAAGAAGTCGTACCAAGAAAATGGTCAATCAGTTTATTTTCAAGATAGTTTGTAAGATTGCCTGCCATTATTATCCCTCCAGATTATTATAATACATTTCCTTTTCTTCGTCATTAGGCAATCTGAAGTTAGGAAGTCTCAACAAGCTATTTGCTTCATCAGAAGAAACTTCACCCATTGGCTGGGCTCTGGTAAATCTAAATCCAGAACCTGTAACATATCCAGCCCCGCTCTCAAAATACAGCAGGACACTTTGTTCATTATTTGTAAAAATCACAGATTCAACAACAGTAGAATCTTCATCAATAACTTCGTCAACAATTTTCTTTTTTGGTGCAGCCGGCTTTTTAGCAGCTACTTTCTTTTTTGGGAGTACAGACTCACTTGTTACAACATTATCTCTATTTACCATATACCAATCCTATCATTCAAATGAATTTAAATCAATTTAACATAATAATAGGCGGGGGTATAATCACCCCCGCCCATCATCATTAATTATTTATATTAAAGAGTGCGCAGTTTGACATTCTTTGCAATCACATAAGAATCAAGATTCTCAACATTGTTTGCAACACGCATGAACTGTGTGTACTCAATGGTGTCAGTCTTTGGTTGGAACTGACGGTACAGTGTGATATCGCGGTGGATACCGATCACCTTGTTATTTGGGAATGTAAGCTCTACATAACCATGGCTGCCCGATGTTGGTGAGTAATCACCAGCAACTGTTTCTGGCATCAAAGGAATTTCAATCAATGGAATACCATATGGTGAAAGACCAGTTGCGCCTGGACCGCCGTTCGCACGGATCGAGCCATTCATGAATGCCTGCTCACCGTAAGTCGAACCTGGAGCTGGAGCTCCAGCGGTTGCTGCCGTTGCCGAGTTTGGATTCTGCAAGCTAAACGATGTGTCTTGCACAACGCCTGCACCTGCAAAGAACCTCAACTCATTACGACGCTGTAGGTACTTAGTTGGCATATTACGAAGAACTCTGTCATATGTCGAACGGGAAACATTGTTTCCTGTTTCGTCAACAACAGTGCCGCCCGTAAGAGCCAGCTTTGTAAAGCCATTAAGTGCCTTCAAAAGAGCATTGTTCGAAGATGTATTGCCGTTAATCAAAAGATCATCAAGATCGTTTGCTGTCTGGCGAGCCATAATCTGAGCAAGGTGATCTTCCAAGGAAGCACCTTCAATGTTATCCTCAAGGGACTCTGTGCTCAATTCCCAGTCAAGGCGAAGCTTAACACTGGACAGCGAAACTTTTGTGAAAGTCACTGCAGCATTAGAACCGGTATCGGATGCTTCTGTTGCCTTAGCCATGAGTCTTGTACCAACCGACACCTTATCGATGTCCATTGTTGGTGTGCGCATGCGCACAACTCTGGAATTCTTCATGAGGTTAGATTGATCAACTACGAAATCAATAAAACGATTTGATTGCTCTGCATTAAGCAGACCACCTGATGCATTGCCAACGACGCTCGTAGTTACTTCGTCTGCTTTTGCAAGGATTTCTTCTTGTGTTGCCATAGTAGTTTTTCCTCCTTACCTTATGACTTATAGCCTAAGGAGCTAATTAACCCCTGTGGCAAATACATATTGCCCCAAAATGATTTTGGTGCGGACTTTACTAGCTCCTCGCCTTCTTCATCATCTTCTGGGTCAACGCTCTTCTTCACAGCACCAGCTTGGGCAAAGCCTTCAACTTTTGCTGTTTGAACTTCTAGAGCCTTCTCAGTTGTTTCCAACTTCTCAGCCAACTCTACTTTCTGAGCTTCTACACTCTTAGTTACTTCTTCGATCTTGGCATTAACATTCTCTTCAACTTCTTGCTTAAATGAAGTCGCAAAGTCGTTAAGCTTTTGATCAATGACTGAACCAAGGGCTTCTTTAAGAACTTCAATATCCATATCTTGTTCCTCCACTTGTTCGACATTCACTTCAGCTTCAATTGAAGCTTCAGTACTATGCTCGGACTTTTCCAGTCCTAAATTATCAATTGGACCTAACCAATTAATAAACTTCTTGATAAAAGACAGTTTTGTATCTGTCTCTGACAAATTATCCATAGGTGTTACATTATCATATTTTTCAACAATATGCAATTCCTTATCAACATTACATCCACAATTATTAGATTTTTCAATTTCCATCATGTACTCCTCATACAAATCATCCAGAAGCATATTCACAACATCATTATCAATCATATTGTCTTCCTGACTTTCAGAAATACCCTGAACGACTTCTTCATAATTTGAACTTGTAATAATCTCCAGCAAGGTATCCAGCATGGAGTCATCAAAGTCATTTTCTGAAAAACTCTTCTTTTTAGTGTTGGCGTATCTTTCCAACATCCTTCTTCCTTTTGCAGCCAAAGCGGCAGCGTCTTGCGCATTCTGCGGGACTGGTTCTCCCCATGCAGCGGCAGACAAAGCCAAGCGTGTTGGCTCACCATTTGGCTTTTTCATTGGGCCAGATGGGTTTGTGAAGAATCTAGTAAGGAAGGAGCCTTTGCGACGCATTTTTTCTGGAGTATTGGCTGCGCCTCTCACCCCGGGCTTTAAGTTTGCACCCTCTGTTTGTTTAAAGTGCCTTCTTCCAGCAGCCGTCAATCCACCCTTTGGATCTTTCAATGGCTGCTTTGCCTTCTCAATTTGGCAATCAAGATCGCAATCAAGTGCGTAATTCAATCCACCATCATTATTCATTTTTACAAGATCAATAGTTGCGAGAGCATTTGCTGGGTTATCAACAAGGCTCAACTCGCCAAGGTCATACTGTTTAATAATTGAAATAGGACGACCATTGTGCATTTTGCCAGCCATCACTTCTTTCTTGGTAATTCTGCCGCCAATAGAAAAAGCACGAAGTGTGCCGTCAAGGATCTTCTGCCAAGTATCCTCAGCACCTTTGGAAATATAAGCTTCAACCTGAATTGCATTATATTCCTGACCGTCAGCACCTTTCATCTTCAATGGCTTGTAGCTGATAGCCTTGCCGACAGCAATAGGGGCATGCATTTCACGGATATTGCCTTGCCAGTTTTTAAATGCTATTTCAGACGCAGCAAAGTCTACAATGTCATTAGATTTATCAATATTATCTGCAGTTGCAATGCCAGAAACAATACGCTGTTCCTTCTTAATCATTTCAATTGGGAAAGAAATATTAAAGTCGTTCATATAGATAATTAAGACCAGTATAATACATTATTTTAATGCAAGCAAATTATGCAACAGCATAAACAGCAAGTGTTACACCTGCCGTCATAACTTGAAAGTTTGTAAAATCACCTTCAATTTTAACATAGCCGCCGCCGCTATTAATTGCAGGAATAACTACTTGGTGAGGACCACCATTAAGCTTAACTGTTGCATTAGTTGATGCACTTGTATTATAAAAGTGTATACACCTTGTGTGACCGTTTGTAGAAACAACGCCAGATGCGCCGCTAGTACTAGTCACTGCTATGTTGGAAAAAACTATTCCGGATCCGTAATTCATTTAGAACCTCCTGTGGTATCTTGTACTTCGCCTCGTTCTGCTTGATCGCCAGATGCTCTTGGATCAGAAGCGCCTTCTGGCGTATCTGACCTAGCATTTCTTGGCTGCGAGGCTTGATTATTAGAATTGCCTACTGGAGCTCCCGCACCAGTTTGCTCTTTCTTAATCTTTGTTGGGAACGGCAATGGCTCATCACCATCTGTGCGCTCAGGCAAGCCGAGCTGCTGACGGACCTCATTCGGGGCAATAACTTCCGTTCTCAAATATCTGTCATTGATTCTAGATTGAATGTCTTCATCAATCAAATCAATTCTCTTAAACTGTAAAACAACCATGTCACTAAATTCAGCAACAACACGATTCAATCTTTTTTCAACAACCGCCTGATCTGGACCGATCACTTGAGTTTTGAATGTCTTGTCTGCATCCCTAGACACAGCAAGGTTGGCATTGTCATACACACCAACTTTTGGAGCTGGAACTCTGTTTGCAACAAGAATCTCATCACGATTTGATTTACGATATTTATCAAAAGATGAGTCCTGAATGCCGG